CGCTCGTGCTGCTGGGCTTCGCGCTCGGGAACCTCTTCCGCCCCGCGGCGCCGCTGCTGCCCGCCGCCTTCGTGGAGGTGGAGCGCGCGGCCGCAAACGGCTCTGCGGTCCTCAGCTGCGTGACGGTCGGCGCCTCGCACCGCTACCTGGCGGTGGTGGAGACGCCCGACGGCTACACGCTCTCGCCGGTCGCGCCGCCGCCCGCCAACGTGCACGCCACCTTCTTCCGCCACCGCAAGGGCATGCTGGTGCTCTCGACGGTGCGCGTGGTCGTCTTCGACGTCGAGAAGCTGCCCGCCGGCGACTTCAAGTGCCTGGCCGTCGACGGCGGCTTCGCGGCCGCCATGGCGTACGCGGACCCCGGCGCCAACTGGCGCGAGGACG